CAGCGAAAAGGGCAAGAATTAAATTTGCCAATCTACAGACTACGGATACCTATACAGGATATCAATGTCCTCATTGCAAAGTTTTATTTGCTAATGCTGGCCCAAGAAAAAATGTTACCCGATTTCGTTGCAATAGTTGTGATAACGAAATTATTATCGATGGTTGGGATGAATTGACCTTCCAAGATTTAATGGAAGGTAATTTTAAAAAAGTCATTCCTGGCCAAGCGCAAATGACGAAAATTGTGAGAGAATAATGAAACCGAGTGATGGTCTAATAATTATATTGATTACTGTAACATTGGGATTAATTTCTATGTTTATAACTGACTATATAACTAAAAGAAAAATGAGAAATAAAGAAAGACAAGAATATGAAGCAAAGTGGAATAAATGGACAGAGAAAATGATGAATAGAACGCCTGAAGAAGTAGAAAAGAGTTTAGAAGATTTTTGGCGTAAATCCTTCAAATATCGAAAACCATATTGTCGAAAATGTGATGGAAGAGTAGGTTGCCCTAACATTAAAGCACATAAAGAAATGTTCTTTAGTGATACTGAAGATGGTAAAAAACGTTTGGAAAAATGCCCTGTTCATATTGATATGAATGGTGATAAGTTTGGAGGCGCAATAATTTATGGGTAAGCATTCCCCTTACGAATCTCACGGCAGGGAAGCCCGATGCGCTCTTTGTAAAGAAATCAAAGATGAAAAAGCCGTCAAGATTTTTATGTATCGGAATAAAGAGGGACATGAAGTAGGCTTTAATGTCTGCCGAAGATGCGAAGATAAGAAAGAAGAATTGAAGAATTTAGCAAGAAAGTATTTCTATGGACATAATGATAGGATATAAAGGAAGCGAAAACTTCGATGCGGGAATCATTTATGCCCCGTATATCCCTGTTGTAACAAAGGATTTATTTCTTATAGCCGTAGCCGAAAGAATGATGGTGCAGTTTAAAAAACGGAAAACAAAAAACGATAGGAATAAATTTATAAACTATAGCCCTGTTATAAACAATCGATTTTTCAGGGATATGTTCGTTCGAAAATATCCTGAATATTTTGACAAAATCAGGTTGTGGGAAATACTGCACGGACTTCCCGACCGCAAGTCCAAGAAATTGTTACGGGATGTGGTATAATATGTATGAGGAACAATGCGGAAAACTAAACAAAAGTATTGGTATTACATCACAGAATACGAATGTGTTTTATGTGGTCATATAGACAAATACCAAGAACGCCGCAGGACGAAAAGACCGAAAAAGTACAATGACAGGCATTCGATAAAAGAAACTGCCTGTAGTGAACATTTCGTATCGAATTAGGAGAGAAGAATGAACGAAACAAGAAAGAAGGCTCCGAGAGGAAAATATCGTGTTATCGGTGTGGATATGTTCAGTAATGAAGATTATCTTGTCGGGGATTATAAAAATATAATTGAAGCAATGGGTGTACTTGTACAGAAAAATCAAGATGCTCAAAAACAGGGAACTCTACCTGACAGATATTACGCCTATGATGATAAAGGACGTTATATAGGATAATGGGCAATTACGATTTTAAAAAAGACTTGGCAGAGTCCCAAGCCAAAAGACCTGAAGTAATTGAAAAAATAAAAAGTCTTTTTATTGGTATAACAGATATTCAAGGTTGTGATGATAAAAGATATGATATCAAAGGTATATATAAAGGACGGGAAATTACCTTTGAAGATAAAGATGATAATAAGTCTTATGAAACGGGTAATGTCGGAATCGAGTGGCATAGTTGGGGTAAACCGTCAGGTATTTCCGTAACAACCGCAAAATATTGGATACAAAAAATATGTGGTGAATATTACATTTTAACGACAAAAAAATTAAGGGAACATATAAAGAATAAAGAATATTTTTACAATGTCCCAAGTGGCGGCGATATCGGAAGCAATACTAAAATGTACCTATTTAAAAAGGAGAAATTTATATCATGGTGCAAAAAGATTTGACTACAAAAAAGGATATAAACGGCAAACCGATAGACATTCCCAAAGGTACGTTTTGGGTTGAAGAAAAGAAAATGCTATACATGGTACGTTGTCCAAAATGCAAGATGGAAAATTATACTCCTAACGTAGCATCAGGAATTTGCACTTGGTGTGGGTATGATGCGAATAAAGATTTTATAGAGGGAAAAGAATGAAAAATAAAGAAGGATGGACAGAAGTAAAACATCGGCGGCGGCATATATCATTACATAAACAATTAGATGAATTGGTATCCGATTTTATTTTTCATACGGGTAAACTTGCATCTAAATCTTCTGTTTTAGATTTAATGGAGTGGTCAGCCAAACAAATAAAAAAACCTGATGAACAAAACAAATATGAAAAAGAAAAATAGAGAACAAAAACTCATAGAACAATATCCTGATTTATTTCCTGAGAATTTTGTCATTCAATGTAATGAAGGATGGTTGGAATTGATTCGGCTCGTTTGCATCTATTTTCAAGGTCTCCTTGATAATACAAATGATATAAAGAAAATAAAATTTTTTCAAATTAAGGAAAAATTTGGATATTTGCGGATTTATTTTGATTACTCTCCCAAGAATAAAAACCTCTATAACATCTTGCATGAATTTATCTGGACCATAGAACAAGTTTCAGGCCTTGTATGTGAGGATTGCGGAAAGATAAAAAATAAAAACTTCGATGTTCAAACCAAAGCAGTTGAGGGCATCAGGATAAGAACCCTGTGCAAAAAATGTTTTCAAAACGCAAAAGATAGTGAGTAAGAATGAGAGAAATCCGTCCCGCAATTTTATTCGATTATACTTGTGCAATCTGCGAAAAAGATACCAAAGGTAAACAAATGTATCCTGTTATTTATCTGAAAGAAAAAATCATGATTTGTGAAACCTGTCTAAGTTTTATCAAAGACCATGCGGAATGTTCTACTTATAAAATTGTGAAAAGCAAATGAACGAATCTTGGGCAATTGCTGAAATTATTTGGTCTATTTTATTAGCCTTGGATTTTTGTGTTTTGATAGGAGTATTGAGTTATTATTTTTGTGAGAGGAAATATGGAAAACAAATATTGTCCCGCAGGGAAAAGAAAGTGTAGGTGGTTTAGTGATACTCCACTTGGTCAAATTTGCACAGAACTTGAATTTTTCGTTTGTAATTTTGAAGTCTGTCCCATACCAAGCCGTCAGCAGGAACCATTAGAGAAAAAGGTGAAAAATGAACAAGACGATAAAAATTAAAAAATGTTGCGGTAACTGCGGGAATGGGGAAACGCATTGGAAACGATATGGAAATAATTTTCTTCGTGTAAAACGAATTCGATGTGGGATAGATTATCCTGAAGTCGAATTTCCACCGATGCCCATTTGGGCTTGGTATGAATTGGAAAGTACGAGTAGTGATGATTTATTACCTAGTGATGGAAAAAATTGTCCTTGTTGGAGGCAAAAATGAAATTCATAACTCAATGGGTTGAAAAACGATTGGAGAAAAAACTAGCAAGACAAGCATATCTTAATGCTCGTAAAGAAGAGTTTGAGGCTGAAAAGCGAGAAGCAGAAAAGGCTCGTGAGTTGTACGAAAAAGAATATCCTAATCATCCAATGCCCCGTATAGGATTTTCGGGGGTTGGTGGTATAATGGGAGTTCAGGGATATATGGGCACTCAATCAACGCCAAGAACAACACAAGCCATAAATCAGTTCATCGCAAAGATGAAAAGCATTGAAGCAGGATATGACCAAGGGGCACAAATGGAAGCAGAAATGATGGAACATAGAAAAAAACTTCGTAGAGGAAACAAAACAGTTTTTGATAAAGAAATGGAAGAATGGGTAGAGTTAACAAATATGTCTGATTTTGAAGGATGGTAGGAATGATTGAAATTAGAAAAAAACTTCGACAAATAAGAGCATTCGATTGGTTGGAGACCAAATACTACAATATCACCATCGGCATCGGAAATATTTTCCGTTGGTTGCCGATTGTGTGGAAAGATAGAGATTGGGAATATGATGCATTTACCATGCGGTTCATCTATCGCAAACTGAAATATCTTCAAAAAAGAAAATATGAAAAATGGTTTGAGGACGGGGAATGGATGAAATATTACCTCAATCTTTGCATTTGGCTGATTGAGGAAGAGCAACGGATGGAAAACTTGGAAGATGATTTATGGAAATCGATTGAGCCTGGGGAAACCGTTGCGGGGGAACCTGACGAAAGAGGTTTAATTCCATTGAACTTTACTTGGTCATCCCCTGAAGCAAAAGAAAAATATTGGGAAGTTGAGGGACAAAGATATATCAGACAGAAAAAAATTCATCATTTGATTTATCATATCTTGGAAACTCGTGGGGGTTGGTGGTGGGACTAAAAATCATGTTGGGTTGCTATTCGTTGGTTGACAACGACTGCGGCGGGTGGTGTCAAGGATGTTCCGATTGCCCGATTGCCGCACCCTTTCATGATGAAAACGCTCCTAAAAAAGTAACAAGAAGGATGATGTTGAAATATCTTATCAAAGACAAAATTCAATCCTTACGATGGAAATGGATTTTTTGGAAACATAGGGAAGCCATCGGGAAAATTATTGATGAGTATTTGGAGAAAAGGGACAAATGAATCAGGAAATATTTGATAAACTACGCCAACCAATTAAGGATAAAATTTTAAAATGGTTTAACGAACACCCTCATGAAAATGCTTTCCCATGTAGATATTGTATATGGGATAGAATGTGGGCAAACCAAGAAACATACCAACCAATTCACAAATGTTTAAAATCAGGCAAGGATGCGAATACAATTTTGGGATTTGGTATTGATGGAAAACCAATTGAAAATTTTTTAAAAATAACGAATTGCAGTAGCGAACTAAAAGACGACCTTATTTATCAATTAATAGAATATCCAACAAAAGCAATATCAGAAAGTGAAGCCAATATATTACACAAACAAATTCAAGATGCCGATGCAGATGATTATGTTTGTTTACATTTTATTCCAAGACCTGATGGTAATATAAGCATTGCGACAGAGGAAAAATGAAAAGAAATAAAAAGAATGTACATTTACCGTTGCCTTGGTATATAGGAACTTGCAATCAAGGTAAAAAATGTTGGTGTAGAACCATCACGTCCAAAAAAGGAAGTGATGAAATGGAAGATTGCGTTGTACCTTCAGGAGCAATGAGAAAAGCCGATGCAGAATTTGTCGTGAGCGTTGTTAATGAATGGTATTACAGGAATGGTGGAAAATGAGGCATTTACAATTTCGGGCTTGGGATTTGATTGAAAAAAAGATGGATGAAATTTATGAATTGGATAATTCAGGTGATTACGACCGTAATTGGTATGTAAAATTTGAACATGGTGATAAAGAACAGGCTTGGAATTGTAATGTACATATTATGCAATCCACAGGCATATTAGATAAAAATAACAAACTGATTTATGAAGGAGATATTGTCAAGACCGACCCCAAACATTTAAGCATCCTTTTTCGAAATAAGGAAGAAACAGGGGAATATACAGCAGGTGTTGTCATGTGGTGGAATGAAGGTTTTGCTGTTTGTCAATCTACCATAGGAGCATCAAGGATTAGTGATTTCAAATTTTGCGATTGTTGCCCTAGCGGATTAGAGATAATCGGCAATCTTTATGAAAATCCCGAACTAGTTCCCGATGCTGAAGATACATTAAGAATGATGGAAGCCCCTTTTCTAATAGGGAGTATAGGATGATAAAATATCGCAAACTTTCCTATTTTGAAAAGTATCTTGATGTTATCAATGAGAAAAATAAATTTTTACAAAAGCATGATTATTACATAAAAATTCCCGCCAAATACGATGTCAGATATTGGTTGATGGCGGCACTAAAGAAAAAATTATTTGACGAAAATCAAAAAAGTTATTTTGACTTGGAAAATAAAGAAGCCACCCCCGATGAAGTAAAGAAATCAAAAATGGAAAGAGGCGGGAAAGGCGGGATTATCATATTTCCGAATGATGTCAGCGTATTGGTAAGATATCTTCACAACCCTTTGGATGTTTTCAAGAATAGAGCAGTCAAAAAAATATTCAAAAAGTATCCTAAGATTTTATGGTGTTTTGGAAATAGATACAGAGGGGTTTATCAAAACGAACTAAGGAATATTATCTTCAATTCTGATTCTGATACTTTGGAAATTTTAGGATTAGGTAGTGGAGACCTGATAAATATTGCAGTAAAAATCGCCGTTCAACTCAAACAATCTATTTTATTGATAAAGGATATGAATAATGAACAGATGATTATTTTGGCAAAAAATATAAAGGAAAAACCTTCCGTTCAAAAAGATGAAATTGTATATCATGAAGAACTCACAAATTTCGATATCAAACGGTTGAAATCACAACTCAACGATAATTATAAATTATGCTTTTCTAAAGACCACACATTATGGGAATTGCATAATCTCTATCCGAAGTTGGATAATTTTTGGGTTCATGAAGGAAGATGGTGGGGGAGATAATGGTTTACGAAAAAAGCATAGATACGACTGCGGGGAAAATTACTCAATTGGTTTGTGATTGTGAAGAGTTTAAAAATAATTCGGCGGCGACTTGTAAACATATTAGGGATTATCAAATCAAACATAATGCTTATGATGTTCCGTATTCGATGGTTCCTATTGTGGCACCAAAAATAACAATCAGGGAAACATTCATATCACCTGCCCGAAGATATTTTCCTATGATTGATAAGGAATCTAGATTCTATAAAAATTGTAAACGACAACGTAAAGCAGAAGCAAAAATTTGTCAAGATTGCCCTTTCAGAAAGGGAATAGAAGAACAGGAGTAAAAGGAGATAAAATGAGACAAAAAATTACTGAAGAAATGAAGGTTCACGAGGAATGGTATAAGACAGCAAGAAACGAAGAAATGTCGATGGAAAAACTTACTGAACTTATCCGTCATTTAACTGAAGATTATGAGCACGATTATGGGACAATTGTTCATGCTTGTACTGCCGCTTCTATCGCCGCTTTGCGAGTTGTAAATGCTTCTGACCAAGGTGGTATTACAGGATTTCAGGCAGGGGCTATCATGTGGGAGTTCATCAGACATTGGAATCGTGAAAATAATAAGTGCGGTTTGAAACTTATGGATTATGACAACATGCTCTATCCGCAATACGATTATCATTTTGAAAAAACCATATCAAAAGAAACATGGGAAGCTCTTCAGAAAGAGGCAAAGATAAACCTTGACAAAAGGTTGGCATCTGTAGAAAAAGATACTAATGGAAATCCCGAATATAATACTGTAATGGTTCATTGGAAAAGTATTATTGATGGTAATATCCCATTTGGATATGTGATTGAGGATAAGGAATGAACCAATCAGTAGAATTGAAGTTTTGGAAATATCAAGACGAAAAACAATTGTTGAAAGAGATAGAGGAGTTGGGAAGAAATGCGTACCAATCTTTTGAAAAAACTAGTGAGGATTCTTGTTTTCGTTTCATTGATATGATTATCAAGAAAGGGCATTTGGGATTATTAGAACATCATTATATCACTTTCAAAATCATCACGAATCGTGCAATTGCTAACGAACTTGTACGCCATCGTATAGCCGCCTACGTGCAGGAAAGCACCCGCTATGTGAATTACGGCAAAGAGACTACTCCCCAACCTATATTCATTTCTCAAACACCGTGGGACGAAGAGAGTTATAAAACAATGGTGGCTTCCTTTGAGACATATGACAGGTTGGTAAAATCAGGAGTTGCCCCTCAGCATGCTAGGGATTTTCTTCCTTTGGGACTGAAAACATGCATCTATGCTACAATGAATATTCGGTCGTGGTTTCATTTTTATGAACTACGCTCAGCTCCAAATGCTCACCCGCTGATGCGGGACTTAGCGGAAATGATAATGAATGAAATAGGGACAATTATGCCGACAATACACAACAAAATGATAGGTAATCCCTAAATAATAATATATGAAGAAAATTAAATTTTACCATGTCAGCGGTCTAACCGCACTTATTATTGCGGCCTGTAGTGCTAGTTTTTCTGTTTACGGTTTATCCGTTTTATTTGGTAGTGCTAAAATAGCATCCATTATTTTATTCTCAGCATTGGAAGCGGGAAAAATAATTTCGGTATCGGCACTTTATAATTATGCGAAAAAACTACCTGCTCTCGCTAGGAAATATTTTCCACCTGCTATTATGGCCTTGATGTTAGTAACAAGTATAGGAGTTGGGGGATATCTTATCAATGCATATCAGAAAACATCCGCTATTGTATCCACAACTGTTGATGCACAAACTTCAAACACCGACCAACAAAATCTCCTTCTAGAAGAAATCAACAACTATAAACAACAAATAGCAAATGATGTTTCAAGAAAAGACACGCTAAACAATCAACGAGCGGGTCAGGAAGCCCGACTCAATCAAGCCCAAGCAAATTTGAACAAGAGAATGCAGGACCAGGCTCGTAACGATATCAAATTATCAGATGAAGAAATTAAACGAGTTGACGACCGTATAAGCAATACCTATGATAAAATAGCAAATAAGAATAATCAACTTCGAACACTCAAACAAGAAAGTGCTACAATTCGCCAACAGGATACAAAAGGTGAAGTCGGCCCATTGCTGTATTTAGCAAAACTTTTTTCTGTAAATATGGATGTTATAGTAATCATCCTGATAGTAATAATCATTTTTATTTTTGACCCTTTAGCAATTATGCTATGGCTTACAACTAATGCGATTGTCAAAATTGAAAAAGAAGAAGAGAAAAAAATAGCCCCGAAAACGAAAATTGTTGAAGTGGTGAAAGAAGTTCCCGCACCTGAGAAAGAATTTGGACAAGTAATACGAGAAGCATTTGATAGTTTTAAGAAGAAGAAAAGAAGTTAGGGGGATACGGAGATTCCGAAATATGTTTCCCGCAAGGGAACAGATGTCATTTTAAGATTCCGAGGCATTGTTATAACCATCCCCGCTAAAGGATTTTATGAAACTACCGCTGAAGATTTAGCAACGCTTTTTCCTGACCATGTTAAAAAGTTGGAACCTGATGCAGTAATAGATGAAATTGAGGTTCCTAATATTCACGTTCAAGAAATCATGACTCCTGTTCCAACAGAAGTGCATGACAAGTCTTTGGAGTTCCCCGGACCCTTATCTACCTTTGGCCCTGCTGAACCACCCCCGCCAATTGTTTCTTTTACCGAACCATTTTTACCTGTTCCTATTACTATAAGTCCACCGACTCAGTTACCGACCCACTCACCGACCAAGATAGAACTTCCTAGACTTCGTGAAATTGAACCATTAAAAATTCAAAACTTTAAATTAAATTTGCCTATAGAACTACCTACCCCGCCAATAAAAGATATATCTGTAGAGAAAATCATTGGAAAAACAATAAATAGTATTATGGAGGATGGTAATTCAGATATAAATGATTTTCTAAAAATGATAAAAGAAATACTTATCGAAAAATGACAAAAGAAGAAAAAAGGGAATATGATAAAAAATATCGCCAAATTCATAAAGAAGAAAGACGATTAAAAAATAAAGAATTTTGCCAAACTCATAAAGAAGAAAAAAAAATTTATGATAAGGAATACTATCAAAATCATAAAAAAGAACGAAGGGTCTATTATAAAAAATACAATAATAATAAATTTAAGACAGATACTAATTTTAAACTCGCTTATTATTTAAGATGCCGTTTACGTCATGCTCTTAAAGGTAATTATAAAACAGGTTCAGCAGTTCAAGATTTAGGATGCCCCATCCCCGAATTTAAACGATATTTAGAGTCTAAATTTCAAGAAGGAATGACTTGGGAAAATTGGAGTAAAACAGGTTGGCATATAGACCATATCATTCCCTTGGATAACTTCAATCTTCAGAACAGGGAAGAGTTTCTAAAAGCATGTCATTACACTAATCTTCAACCTTTGTGGGCTGAAGAAAATATTAGAAAATATAACAAAATCATAAATAATAGTGAAGAAATGATTTTAAAGGAGGGCAAACAAAAATGCCAATGTACCACAATAGAACGAATCACGATGTAACAGTCTTTTTAAACAATGCTGTTCCCGTGAAATTTATGGCTCATGAGCACAAAAGATTAGCACAAGAGGGACTTGAAAAACTATACCAACGTTTTCTTGTCGTTGTCCCTGACCCTGCTGATGTAGTAAAAGAAGGTGTTGAGCCAAGAGATAGGAAAGTAGAAAAAGGGTTGATAAATGAAGTTAAACAACCCGAACCGAACAAAGTGTTGACAAAAGAGCCTGTAGAAGAATCCTCAAAAAAGGGGAGAAAAGTTATCAAGGAAGAACCAAAAGTTTCTGAAGGATATTCCCCTTGGCAGGACGAACAAACGGTAGCCAGCACAGGTAGGCAAGGCAAAGAGTAATGGCAGTTTCCGAACAAATCAGGACAGTATTAGAGTTCAGAAGTTACATCAGAACTAAACTTGGTGAACCCAAGGTACGAGTTGAACTAGCCGATTCTCAAATCGATACGAACCTTTACGATGCAATTCAATTGTTTCGTGAGTATTCTACAAGTCGTGGTAATACTAGAGATTTTTTGGTTTTGGATTTGATTGTTGGTCAACAAGATTATCAACTTCCTGATTATGTCATGCAAGTAGGGTATGACAAAACAAGTTCTTCAGTATCAGCATGGGTGTTGGCACAGTTGTCAGGATATGCGGCTAGTGATGTATTGAGTTTGAAATCATTTGACATGGTTTCTTTCTACATGCTTCAGCAATGGATTCATTATCTGAAGTATATTACAATTTCAAAATTTCGTTTATTCTTCAACTCCAATACAAAAATTCTCCATATTGTCCCTGCTCCTGATGATTCGCTTTTGAAACTGTTTATAGAAATCTATAAACAATCAGATGCGGATGAACTTTTGAATGAAAGATTTGTTCGTGAATATGCGTTAGCCTTATGCAAAATTCAACTAGGCGGGATTCGTTCCAAATTTCAGAGTTTGCCAGGATTTAACAACTCGGTATCTCTAGATGGAGAATCTTTAAGAACAGAAGGGAAGGAAGAAAAAGAAACTTTGGAAAATGACTTGGTAAGAGAATATAAATGGTCAAGTCCACCTTTCCCTGTTTTCCGTAGCGTTGATTAATTAAAAGAGGTTTACAAATGAAAACGACAACATATCTAAGGCTGACCTCTCTACCTATTCCAAAATTTGTAAAAAAATATTTGGAAATGAACTTTTGGAGTTGGGCCGCAAAAACAACTAAAAGGGAATTTAAGAAAAAACGTAAATGGAAAATGGAATTACAAAAAGAGATTGAAGCGTTATCAAAACCGACAGTAGTGATAATTGATGAATACCCAATGGTAGATACTGAACTGAAGAATGGTATTTTTCTTGAAGAAACAGGAAAACATCCCGAAAGAACTCCTCTCGCAAAAGATAAAATACCAAACAGAGAAATGACTTTTTGGGCAGATTGTTTAAAACTAGGAGGGTAAATGAAAAGAAGTTTTTTATGGTGGTTGGATTCACTACCACACAAACCACAGTTTTTAAAAAGTAGAATCAGAATGGCTCTTTGGGGTGATTTATGTCATATCCAAAGAAAAAAGAAACAACATCAAACTAAACTAGACAAAAAATTGAAAGTATTTGAGGAAAAAATACAAGGAAATTTATCAATTTTAAAAAGGGGATATTTATTAGAAGGTTGCGAAAATTACAATCTTAAACAAACAAAAACCAAATTAACCCCTGTTGCGGCTAATAAAAAAATTATTGAGATTATGAAAAAAGATGGCTATTCAGAAGCCGAAATTCACGAACGCCTAAGTTTTTTAGGCCTTGAACTTACAAAAGAACAAAGAGAAAGAGTTCAAGAAGATATTGAGAAATTTTATCCCAAGGAGGAAAAACCAAATGGCAAATCAACCGATACGGCGAAACCCCTCAGCTCAACCTAGACCAAATCAACCCCCACGATGGGTGTTGGAACAAATGGCAAGAGAACAGCAAGGTGGGCCTATCCCTGTCAATCCAAAAAACTACCTTCGGCCAGGGCCAAGGGCAAAAGTAATCGACCTTAATAAAATGATGTCAACTTGGGGGTCAGCCCAAGCGAAGTATAAAGAAGGCGATGTTTTTATTTCCAAAAAAATCTTACAGAATCTTGATAAAGCAATAGATTTTGCAAGTGTCATTTCCCAAGAGAAGTTCAAAAAGAACTTAAAAACAATTATGGATATCACTTCAGGAACCAAAGGAGAAATCTCCTATAAATTCAAAGAAGGTGAGGTATATTTGGCTGAAGAAGTCTTAAACCAAAACTATATCCATCATTATAAGGATAATGTTTGGAAATATTATTTGGAAAAAAACAAAAACGAAACCGAAAACGAAGAAAAATAATAAATACAGTTAGGGCAAATTATTTTTTTTATATTATTTAGCCCAGGAGGACTATTAAATGGCAAGATTTGAGTATGTGAACGACACAATTCAAGAATTGTTCGTTCAAACACACACAGTTTACAACAATGCCATCCGTGAAGTCCGAGCTCTTGTTCAAGCCGATGGTGCAACTTATACAGCACCAACATGCAATGGTGCATGGACTGCCGCAGCAACAACTTTGGCATTTACAGGTTTGACAGGAACTATCCCGCCAATGGGAACTTTACTTGTTCCCGCATACGACCCAGGTACGGGCGTACTGCTCGGCTTTGAGAAAATCCAATACGGAGCAATCTCATGGACAGCGGGTTCGACTTCAGCAGGAAACTTTACTTCCTGCAAAAGAGGATGGGAAGGGACGACAGCGTATGCACATGCAAACGGCAATCCGCTTTATTGGGGAGATGCATTTGCACAGTTCAGCACAACTTTAGGTGCTGGTGTAGTAACGATTCCTTTCACTACTTTGGACAGGCCTGGCATCGGTGCAATGGGTCTTGGACAGATTCCCGAAACAGGGATTGTTCAAATTGAAAATGAAAGGATTTGGTATGGTGCAGTTCAATACACCAATGCCGAAAAAACCGCAGGTAATCTGTTGTATTGCTTCAGAGGATACAATGGGTCAACAGACGCAGCTCACACAATCAACGCAACTGTAACAGCAATTCCTATCGTTTTTGAGCATGTTTTTGTAGAACGGGAAAATTTCGCAATTTACAATTATGCTTCAGGAAGCACCTACAGAATTTTCTACGGGTTCAACCCAACAATTACCAACACGGGCACCAATGCTTTACCGATTGAGTTCAATGATTATGAACTCATTCCTGTCGGTGGAAGAGTTAGAGTTTACGTGATTATCACAAGTGGTGGTAATGCAAGTGGCCCTGTAGCAATTGCGGAATGGAGGTAAACACATGAGCAAGAAAATCATTCCAGCAACATTTCACAGAAATGAATACGAGAAGGCAGTATTCAATGAGGCGATTATCTATACTTTGGATATTCCTATTGCCGCAGTAACCAAAATCACCAACTCAGCAATTACCACATTTGGTATTGCCGCAGCTCCAGCAGGAACAACCTATAGCGAGACAAGCACTCGTTATGCATTCGACACATTGGAAGGCAACCTTCCGTGGTCAAGTTATTCCAAGTTCGCATCAACACAGCCTCGTGCAACATCAGGTCCAGGTCTGCCGTTGGCATCACTTCCAAGCGCAGGGTCTTTCACTCTTTCAGAAACAATTGGTGGAACTCCCCGTACAGAAGTAGTGTATTACGGCTCGATTACTTGGCTCAGCGCAACCACAGGTATTTTCAACAATGTAAAGAGAGCAGGTTCATATGGTGGAACGTCATATGTTTTCACCGCAGCCGCAACAGGCACTTTCACCAATGTGATTCCCGTTCGTGAAAAACTCACGATTTGGAATCAGACAGGTGGAATCTTGTATATCGGTGGAACCGCCGCAATCGCAACAACTCCTGTGAACGCAGTTGAGTTGGGTCAAGAAGAGCAATGGAGTGTATGGTTAGAACCGCTTCAGGATTTGTATATTCGTCCAGCAGTAGCAGGTTCAGTCAACATTGCTGAGTATAGGTAAGAAGGAGGCATATCATGAAGATGTCAACTGAAGAAATCATCAATGCCTATGATGCAATTTTAACCGAAGAAGTCGATGCCATCAAGAAAAAGGAATCACAAATCAAAGTGATGGCAGAGGAACGGGAAAAGCATATTGCAAAAAAGGAACGGGTGGAAGAAATCAAGAATAAAATAATGGAAAAACGCAAACTGATGAAGGAAAAAGCAGAAGTCGATGACAAAGTTAAAAAGACCTTGAAAGAGGGTGATGACGAAAAATTTGAAATCGAAGGCGAAGAAGTAGAACCTGAAGTAGAAGAAGTACCTGAAGAAGATGGTGCTGAAGAAGTATCTGACGAGGATGATGCTGAAGAAGTATCTGACGATGACGATACTGAAGAAGTAGAACCTGAAGATGAGGAAGTTCAAAAAGAATCTAAACAGGCAATTCTAGCCAAAATCGCAGAACGCAAAAAAGCAGACATTTTGAAGAATATCAAGGAACGCAAGGAAAAAGCCGAAGCAACCGAAAAGAAACTCGAAGAAAATAAGGAAAAAGTAGAAGAGAAAAAGGAAGAAATCAAAGAGAAAAAGGAAGTTCGGGTTGGAACACTTTTAGAAGCCGTTCAAGGCGAAAAGAAACGCCGCTTTACGGTTTACAAAGAGGAAAAAACTCACTTCTATCTAAAAGAACTCGGCACGGGCAAAACCTTTAGAATCGTAAAAGAAAAAGTTGAATTAGACAAGTAATAGCACAATGGAAATGGCCCTTGACTCAGTTAAGGGCCATTTTTTTCTTTATGTAAAAATGAAAATTTGAATCAATATCATAAATATAGATGAATGATAATTTCTAGCAAAAGAAGGAAGAAAAAATTGATGCCATATTACAAAAGCAAGAAAGGTAAGGAAGTTCACGTTGCGATTGGTAAAAATAAAAAAGAAGTCATAATTACTACTGAAGCACAATTTTACCCACATGAAAATCTTCATTATTTATTCCCTGACCATATCGAAAAAGTTGAAACTCTTGAAGAAATCGTAAGAAAAGAAGCAATCCGTCAGAATCCCCAACCATTTAAAGAAGTCTTTCTAAAAGATTCTTTACCTACAGGTAGTTGGAAAGGGGAAAGATGTTTTATCATCGGCGGCGGGGCTTCATTAAAAAGTTTTGATTTTTCCAAACTAGAAGGGGAAAAAATCATAGCAATCAACAAATCTTTTGTTGATGTTCCTTTTGCAGATATGGTATTTGCGGTTGACCGTCAATTTCAGGATTGGATTTTAAAAGGTGCTGAAAATATGGAACAGGCCCAAAAACTTTGGCCTGATTTTAAAGGATATAAAGTTTGGTTGAAGATACCTGGAGAAATTTATAAAAACGGAATTGAATTTGTAGATTTGGCAGGACATGAAGGAATCAGTACATCGTTAGAAGAAGGAATTCATGATGGAGCAAATTCAGGATATGCCGCTATCAATCTAGCCATTGCATTAGGGGCCAACCCTATTTACCTTTTAGGTTATGATATGAAGCATGACAAGGATGGGGATTCTCATTATCATGGTGGTTATCCCAAAAAACAAAATGAATCTCAACTTCAAATTTATGCTAAAAAATTTCCAAGACTTGCTCAGTTAGCAAAAGAAAAAGGCATAAAAATTATCAATCTAAATAAAAATTCTGCATTAGATTGTTTTGAATTTGGCACTATTGAAGAAGCCCTGAAACCAATGCCACCTATC